TAAAATCCGTGGAAATCGTGAGGTTTCTGGTCTTGTTTATAAGCTAGTTAAACAGGGTGAAAAGTTTGCTATTGATCTTGCTAAAACAGCAAGTGATAGCAGACTTTCTATCTTGGTTAACAGAACGCTTATGGATCTCAAACAAACTCGATCCCAGATTGGAGTATTTGCTCATGTTCCTAAAGTAAAGTACGACCCATTTTGTTTTTATATTGCAGGAAAAGGAACACAAATCGGCAAATCACACATGTTAAATGAGTTGTGTGATGATATAATTGACCTCGCTCCGTGGGACGTTGTGAATCGCTCTGATTGCAAATTCATCGTCCCCGCCTCTGACAAATACTGGACGAACTATAAAGAACAAGAAGTAGTTATTTTTGATGACTTCAATAGGACAACTCCATCTGAAGTCTCTGAAAGTGACTGCGCCTTGCTCACTAGTTTGAAAGGTGCCGCAGCTTTTCAAGTTCCAAAAGCTTTCGACGACAAAGGAACTTACAGTGTTGCACGCTTGGTGGCATGTGCATCCAATTTCGATTACCCCACCCACAATGGTATTTTGCAATCAATTGTTTGGTCCAGGAGAAATGTGCTTTATAAAGTTACCGCTGATTTAAATATTTATAAATCATGTGGCTTCTGTGAAGTATTTTCTTTTGGGTGTGCAAAATGCCTCGACGCAAACCCCACGGATGCATATATTGAAAGAAAACATCTAACTTTCTATAAAATGTGTCCGAACCGCTCAAGTACCCGGCAAGATGAGATGACATTCGAACAAATGCGTCTTGATCTCTTGGACAATGCGAAATCTTATTTTGCACAAGAGAACGAGAGGTATTACCGTGAGATTGTCGCAAGGCAGCTCAGGGATCCTGAATTTGAGAACAGCAGAGTCCCGGAATTCGTTGGTAAAGACTTCGATCAAATGGTTTCTGAAGAAGAGTTCCAGAAGGTTTTAGCTGACATTGAAGCGAGTATACAACCCAGTATGTTTCGCTCAGTTAGCAAGGCCGCTGAAATTTTATTTAGAAATAAACCAGAAAGACGACGTTACAATTGTGCCCATGAGGTTTTGAGAGATGAGTTTCATTTCCCAACAGTCAATCACACTGAAGTCTCTTGGGACTTTGATGGATATCCAAACGTTTTTGACACACCTTGTTCGCAAACTTGTAACTGGGAGATTGAAAGAATTCCATACTACAAGCGCTTTCATGAAGTGCTTAAGGATGTGAATCTTTGTAGAGATGTTAGTTTTAAACAAAGAGCAGAATATCTCAGAATCATCCCCGCAATCTATCTGGACGAAAAAGTCGAAGTAGTTGTCGACGAAGCAAGTGTCTACATTAAGCAAGCTGTTGCGAAAACCAGCTGGTTTTCACAACACCAAACTTTAGTAGCTGGATTGGGAGTTCTCAGTGCAATTGTCGGAATTGTTATTATATGTACTCAAATGATGAAAAATCGTAGGAAGAAAGAAGCAGAAAAATGGGTTGAAGATTCAATTGAAGACAGTAAAATAACAATAACGGAACCAAGCGCAGAGATGAATGAATTTAGTTTATCACAACCCAAAATCATCCAAAGCGATTACCAAATTCATATTGCTAAGGAACATTGTGATAAAAACACTGTACGAAATCTAACTTTAGGACGCTCAGTAATTGAAAAACACATTCAAGAGCTAGCTAACGACGGTTTGACTCCATCAGGAATAGTTCATCCATCTCTCTTTGCTAGTGCAGATGTTAAAACAAAATTTTCAAGAAAGATGAAAACAAGCAAGGCAGGAAGTGCGAAATTCGAGAAAGCACCTGTTAAACCTTCTGGTGAAGATGAATTTAAGAACGCACTCCAGCGTTATAGTAATTCTCTCATTGAAGTGGCAACATATGATGAAGCCTATATTTCTCGAGCATTTTGCTTATCTGGGACAACTTTTTTGACTCAGTTACACTCGCTTAGCACGATTTTGTCAATCACATTGAAAAAGATGCGCCAACACTACACTAATTGCACAAAACATGGCAGCCCAGCTTGCGCTGACTGTGCTAAAGAAGCATACACACTTTTCCCAATTGTTATTTTGAAACGCTTTAATGGAAAATACGAACGAAAGAAAATTCCATTGGATAAGTTCTATGATAAAAATCAGGAATTGATTGTGGATACTAACGGATCAGATATTGTTCTTTTCAATCTTGAGTTGAATGATTTCTCTTGCAAAAGTTTGAAGCCAACACTCATTGCTTCAGAAAATTCGTATGTTGACACTAACAATTTCTACATCATGGACCCCTCCACAGAAAAACGTGAGGAAAGATTCTTTAAAGCAGAAAATGTCAAAGTAGAAAATTGTGTTTATTCTTATTCAGCAGCCGACGTTGTTACTTGGTCAGAAGAAGGGTTAAAAGTTCAAGTGTTACTCAATGGTTACTCCTGCAAAAATCCAGGACAAGATTTCTCCTCTTCTTGTGGTTCAATTTTAATCGATAGAAGCACATCAAAAGTAATTGGAGTCTTATCCGCCAGTACTCAGAAAAACTTGTATTTTAACGCACTCACCCAAGCGCAATTTAGTGAAGTTGGTTTAGTAGAGATTGTCGATCTCTCAGAAACAAATAAAACTAAACTGTCCGGGGTTAAAATAGAAGGATTACCTGAAAACATCACTGTTTATGGAGCAGCTAAAAATAGTAGCATGATGACACTATACCATTCAACAAAAACTCAGATCAGGAAAAGCGTCTGTCATGAACGCTTTGGTGAAGTTCAACGGTCTCCCGCAATCATTTCAACTGATGGCGATAAAGGCCAAAACACTCTAATTCAGGGAATGAAAAACTTTGTTCCACATGAAAGTTTTCCAAAAGAAGATATCCGAATTGCAACCGAAGATGTCACTAACATGGTTTTAACTCATTGTATAAGTGATATGGACGTAGCATCAAAGAGATCATTGCGGGAAGCAATCATAGGAATACCTGGAAAAGTTGTTGGCTTGACTATGAACACAAGTCCTGGAGTGCCATGGGTTTGGAGTGCAAAAACAAAATCCAAGAAAGACATTATTGATATTGATTATGATGTTGGCGACGTTACTGTTGATCCTCGTCTTTTAACATTACTTGATGAAGAAGAAAATGCAATGGCCAGTGGTGTTGCGCCACTAACCATCTTTCAAGTAACACACAAGGATGAGAGACTACCACCGAATAAAGTCAATAAACCAAGGTTAATTCAAGGTAGCCCACTAACACTCACTATCTCCTCAAGAAAGTTTTTAATGGATTTTAATTATGCTTTCCAAAACTCAAGGCTTGATTTAGAACATGCTGTAGGCATCAACCCAGAATCACTTGATTGGGATACGCTTGCGAAAAAGTTAACTGAACATTCTCCTTACATTTGTACGGGAGATTTTAGTAAATTTGGACCTCGCCTTCTCACTGACTTCGTACATGCAACGTACAAGGTAAGGAACAGTTGGTATGACCAGTTTGACTGCCCGAAAGAACATCAAACGACTAGAACAATGCTTGGCTATAGAGTTACCGACTCTTTCAATATGGCCTATAATCGCGTTTTCAAAGTTAGGTGTGGCAGCCCTTCTGGTGATATCAACACAGTACAAACTAACAGTATTTGCAATATGTTGTATTTCAGGTGTGCCTGGATTGGCATTATGCGTGATCTTAAACCTGAGCTCACAGGACTTCACCACTTCAAGGATCTTGTTGTTTTTTATTGTTATGGCGACGATGTAATCTTCTCTGTTCACCCTTCAGTAATTGAATTATTTAACAACGAAACAATTTCGAAGTATTTCGAAAAGTTTGGAGTTTCATACACTGATGTGAATAAGGACGGTTCCGTTCGAAAACATTGTTCGATAGAAGAAGCGACATTCTTGAAGAAGGGATTTTCAAAATTCACCGACACACCAATCCCCGGTGGAGTTTGGATATGCGTACCGCCCTTAAGCGATATTTTAGACACAACAAATTGGGTGCGCAAAACAAAAGGGGTTTCTGACACAACCTTTATCTCAGAAAATGAAATACAAGCGGCAGTTGTTAATTGCGAAGACGCCGTGCGAAAATCTTGGTTTCATGGACGATCTTATTTCGATAAGTTACAGGCAGATATAAGGGACTTTTGGAAATCCTTTGGTGGCACGATCAAGCCACGGAACTTCACTTTTGAGGGATTGCAAATCGATTATGGAATACCAACTTTCCAAGGTGTCGATTTTCAAGACCTCCAAAATGATTTCCTTTTAAATGATCAATTATTAGATCCTACTTGGCGAGCCTCTCATTGCGACGGATAACCACAAGTAGCACTAATCGATAGTACATTTGTTCTTAATTCTTATAATTATTAGCATCTTGTAGAG